GTACGACATGCTCATCGGCAAGACATGGGCACACGACTACCAATGCGAGACGATCCTCAGTGACGTAGTCAACATCCTTGACAGTGCCAAGAAGAAATGACTAACCACTTACCTCTCTCTCTTACCCCCTTTAGGGGTGAAGTAAGAGAGAGAGGGAAGTGTGTATTGAAACCACGAACATGGAGGGCAAAGAATGACAGACGTAACTGTCAGGTACAGATTCACTGGTGACCCCAGTGGGGTACTGTCCCGCAACTACATCGCTGAAGCAAAGCTTAAGGGCCGCCTGCTCAGTGCTGATGCGATATCGCATACCGATTACATACTCACATTCACCAACAACGAGGACAGGAAATGGTTTGGCCGCAAATTCTATGGCGGCGAGGTTTCCGGTCAGGAGAACAAAGAATGACAATGCTTATGGAATACGTCGAAGTAGCTCTCGGAAACACTTTCAATGACTACGTCGAAAGCTTCAACGGGAATGACCCTGTCACGACAGACGAGGCGGAAGCGGTCATCCAAGAGGTCGCTTCCGAGATGTCTGACACGATGGAATGTGACCTCGAATACATGGTTCAATGGTGGATGGAGCAGAACCGTAACTGGGTTACGGAAAAGCTTATTGAGGGTCGGGCCAACTGCGATTGGCTCGATGATGAGAAGAAAGAATGACCTGCTGGTTGACATCCACCAGCAGGCTGGTACAATTCCACCAACAACAAGCGGAGAGATTGCCTTTCCGCCTTTCATTACTGATGTTTGCGCTTTGGCTGTGTTAGGAGAACACATGACTACCACTGCAAATCGTGATTCGGACTTCGTCCGTATCTGGACTAACTTCATTAACAAGGGAGCAGGGTACAGCCGCCGGTCTGGCATATCTGTGCTGGTGCTCAACTCGCTGCTTGAAAGCGGCGAGCAAACCGCATTTGAGCTTGAGCAGACCACAGGTCTTGGTAGCGGGTCGATTTCTTCGGCGATTCACGCACTGAGGAACAGAGGCGACATAGAGGCCGTAGGTATGAGGAGACGAAAGTCTCGCCCCACCGGCAAAGCAAGCAATGTGTACCGCCTTTGCAACAGGCCGCCGAAGGTGAAGATGCTACCCAGTGCATCTGATGTGTCGAAGACAATCACGATCAAGGAAGCCAAGCCACGAGAGCTTGACGCTTCTGCCCCGGAGAAGATGGCGACGAAGTCGCAAGCCCTCCGTGCAAGAATCAAAGAACTTGAGGATGCCCTGCAACAGGCCGAGAACGCGGTCTGGAATGCACTTGAGGACATCGAACAAATCCGCCACAACATCAGGCAGAAGATTGGAGGTGAAGCGTGAAGATGACAGAAAACGGATTGGGCTTGCCAGAGTCTTTGACTACCTACGAGGCCATGAAATGGGCGTTGGGGGTTCTCGATGGTCGCCGCCGTGATTGGAATTTCACCGACCGCACCGGCCTAAGCAAAGATCGGCTGGAATGGGAAAAGTATTTTGAGGCATGGGACGAAGCGACGATAAAGGCGTTTCGCATGTATCTCGACCTCTTCGATGGAAATGAAAGTGAAGGTGAAGCGTGATTTACAAGGGATTTGAAATCGTTAAAAATACTCCGCACGCCAGTATGTTCAGTGGACCGACACACCGAACTCAGATCGAGGTGCGAAACATAAAGACGGGCGAATGGCATGACGAGTTCTTCTTGACGACCAAGGAAGCCAAGCAGCACGTTGACAAAGCCAGTCAGGGAGGTGAAGTATGAAGTACCCAAAGAAAATGCTCCTGCAACTACAGGAGCTTCTGTCCACAGACATCCCTACAACCAAGTCAGGCATCACGAAGATGGCTGAGAAGTTGAAGGCCCAAATACTCGTGCTTATCAAAGCAGAGCTTTCATCCAGCAAGGATGAGGAGAACAACAATGACAAGTCGTAGATCACACACCGGCATTATCGTAAGGTGCAACGGGACCGTAGACCTCGCAACCTTTGACACACTCGATGATCTTCAGGAGGCGGTGGGCGGTTACATTGAACCGCTCCACCTCGGCAAGACCAACCCCAACCCGGCGTATGCCGAAGGCATCTACGCCGAACCCGATCTCGGCCAGCGTGTTGACATATACATCAACGAAGAGGGCCGCCTGAACATGCTCCCTCTCAACCTGCCCCTTGCCTCCGTGACTGGAGTGCTTGTGCATGGCGACGTAGTCATCACAGGGAAGGTTGACAGTGAGGGCTACAACACAGACATCCCAGAGGAAGCTTGCAGCTTCCCTGTGTTCTACCGAGAGCCACACGTCTCGGTCACAGCTTGGGATGGGGAGTGAAAGAATGACCCATTACCGGAAGATGACGCAATCAGACATCGTGTGTCCAGAGCACGAGGCCGAAGAGATCACACCCAGCACGGTTGAAAGTGTGCAGGTGTGTGTCGTCGACGGCGACCCGTATGTAGTTGTTGAGCTTGTGAAGATTGTGGGGGAAGGTTCCTCACGATGCACCGTCTCACTCAAGGTGCGGTTGTCAGCGGTGGAGGCCAAGGAACTTGGCTTCCACCTTGTTGAAACTTCAAACTTTCTCAAGTCAGCCGCAAGCCAGTATGTCGAACAACCGTTCTGAGGAGAACAATATGACGATCAAAGAAGTAGATGCCAACCAATGCGACGGATTCAAAGATTTGATTAAGGCTGTCACCAGCAGCGAAGGGGGGATCAAAGGCATACATGTCCCCGCCGACACAAAGGGCACAGCATCCATTACGGAACTGCGTCTCATGTGGGACGAGGATAACCCTCGCCTTGTGTTCGCCCCCTTGTGTGTTCATGGGCCCAGCGGATTCTGGTGTGTTGCAGCGTTCTACGCCCCAGACGAGAAGGATGAGGTCGCAAACTTTCGCGGCTCTCTCGCACTCTCGCTTGCGGCTGGCCAACCCGTGGTCATGTTTGGCGACCTCGCGTTGTTCTGCACAGACGACTGGGGTCAGGACGGAGATGACCTGAAGCTCACGGCCCCGGTGAAGATGCCACAGGATCTTGCCGAAACCCTGATTGAGCAGTTCAAGTCACCGCAGGCGTTCGCCGTGGGTCCGATGGCAGAAGCATCTCGTAGTGCTGGCGAGGACTCCGCTGAGATCGCCCGTGACCTGATTGATGCTTACGACTGGGGGTTCGACAAGTGATTCTTTACACGGTCGATGATGCCAGAGAATTCTTCTCCCGCCTGTGCAGCAGGCGGGGGATCTCTGGCTACGCCATTGAGCAGGGGATCATGTCTGACGGGCAAACCAATGCGAGCGGCGCTCGCCACTGGGTGCAAGGCCGTCAAGCCAACGTGACACTCGACACCCTGCTGACACTATGTGAGCATTTCAACGTGAGGCTGACAATCGAAGAGATTGGCAGCTCAAAGAAGAAGAAGGAGCCGCGTACTCCTTGGGACTGGCAAAGCCACGACCCGACGTACAAGCGGCTCATGAAACAGGGAGCAAAGAATGGCGACTAAGAAGCCTCAGTTCATGCTGGATGTGCACCTTGAATTCCTTGACAGGCTGCGTGAGCTGGGTTCAACCAACATGTTTGGGGCCTCCCGCGACCTAGCAGCCCACTTTGGGCTGGAGCTGGAGCAGGCGAGGGACATCCTGAAGTATTGGATGTCAACCTTTGAGCAGCGCTCTGGCATTGTTCTGCCAACTAACCCCAAGACCTTTGACATGGAAATTGACTAGGCGTACAATATGCCCAGTCATACAGCAGGCTTATCTCGCTGAGCCTGCTTGTTCTCCGCCTTGTCTCCGCTAACGCGGGGGCGAGGCTTTTTCAATACTCGTGATAGTGACGATTACCTTGCCTGCCGAAGGGATGACCTCTTTGCGTATGGTGTGAAGGTCGTCAATCATGGAGTCATCCTCGATAACCCCAGCGTGCTCGATGGAATCAAGCAAAGCTTTCTGCACGTTGTCCAAATCTCTGCGGCGGCGATCAGGTGGGTAGACGAGGATCGACACGGCCACCCTCCCCGCGACCGTGCCAACCCCATCCAGTTCAACCTCTACAACCTTTCGGTACTCCCGGCCTTTCGCTGAGATCAACATTCGGCCTCGAAAGGTTCTGTAGTAGGAGTTTATCGAAGGCGGGTAGGGAAGCTCCATCTCCACCTTTTCCATCTAATCTGTCACCTATTGTCCCACGTTGTCACATTATGTGCTAACATGTCACCCAGTCATAAAGGGCGGCCCACCAGAACGTCTGGCAGCAACCACCCTTTACAACAGCAGGACTAAATGGAGGATACCAAATGTCCGACAATGCAACAATAGTCCCGGTAGGGAATCGTTCTGAGTACGACGACATACCGGGAATCAACTGGTCTGTGCTAAAGCACTGTATAGACCACCCGTCCAAAGCTATGTACGCAATGCTTAACCCCAAGCCCCCGACGCCACGCATGGCTCTTGGCTCAGCCATTCACTCCATATCCCTTGAGGGCTACACCAAGTTCAAGAAGTCGTATGCCAAGCAACCGGAAGGCATAGACAGGCGAACGAAGGCTGGCAAAGAGGCTTACTCAGAATTCGTGGCCATGTCTAAGGGAAAGCAGGTCATGAGTGCGGACGACTATGAAACAGCAATGCGGGTATCAGACTCCATCGCCGAACACCCAGCCGTCAAAGACCTTCTCAACCCCGCCACTGGCCGAGCCGAACAGGTCATCAAGTTTGAGCTTACCGAAGGTTTGGTTGGGAAAGGCATACTGGACTGGCTCCCAACGAAGGACGGCCACCCAATCGTTGACCTAAAGACCACGAGGGACGCTAGTCCCTACGGGTTTGCAAGGCAGATGGCTAATCTTCGATACCACGGTCAAGCCTGTTACTACAGGCGAGCCTTGGCTGCTCTTAATGGTGAACCCCTTAGAGACTTCGTCTTTATAGCGGTTGAGGTCGAGCCTCCGTACTGCATCGGCGTATACAAGCTGAACCTTGACGCTATCGACGCCGGAGAAAGAATGGTTGACATGGCTATCGACAGGTGGCTTGCTGCCACCACAGGTGGAGACGGCGATCCACACTACACAGACTACATCGAAGATCTAGGCATACCGACATGGGCTATGGCTGGTGAGAATGCGAATGTGGCCACATGATGACCCAGTTGTACTTAGGGCCTGTGGCATACTTGACGCAGAAATTGTTCAATGGCAGAAAAAGGAGAATGCCGTGACTGAAACCAAGAAGGTGTCCAAACGGAGCACCACGAAGAAAGAACCTGAAACGCTGTGGGCAGCAGTTCTGAACGCCCGAAACATGGCGGAGCCAATCGTCAAAGATTCCCATTGCAGCATTGGCGGAGGTGGGTACAAGTACCTGTCAACCGAAACCGTACTCAGAGAGTGCGTACCGATCCTGTCAGAATGCGGCCTTGTGCTCATGCCGCAAGATCAAACTTTCGGAGCAGTAGGCCCCGAAGGGAACCAGAGTCCCGTCATGGAAATGAGCTTCACCCTGACACACATCGCAAGCGGCGATTCCGTAGTCATTAAGCACAGCCTCCCGGTGGAGAACATGAGAACACCGACGAAAGGATGCCTAGCTGTACGGACCACCGCCTTCCAGTATGTGATCCGCGACATCCTCGCATTGCCTCGCGTTGAAGAACGCCAGCCAGAGGTTGACAATCCTGACGGGGATGCCAGCCAGACAAAGAGCAAGGATAGGTTCAAGAGCATTGCAAAGAAGGGGAAGAAGGCTTCAGACAAGCAGTTGCAGTACCTTCGTGACCGTGCTGCTGAAGCACCCGACCCTACCCAATTCACCAAGCAGCTCAACGAAAGGTTGACGAGTCAGTTTGGAGTAACGCTTGAGACGATCACATCGGAGGTAGCCGATGCTGTAATCAAGCAGTTCGAGAAGAAGAAGGAGGCCACCACATGAGATGGCAGACAGGTGAGGCGAACACCAACAGAAACGCACAAATCGTTGTGCCCGGTTTCTACACCGGGAAGGTTCAGTTTGCCGACGAGAACCCTAAATACAACAAGATCAAGGTAACGCTCGACACTGACGACGGAACCAGAATCAAGTTCAACATCGGGCAGAAGCACGGCAATGCGGCCCTCGAAGCAATCGGTCGAGAAGGCAATCAGCTAGAGGCGAACGACCTTGTTGGTCAAAGGATCACCGTAAAGCTTGACCAGTATTGCCCAGACCCTGAGAGTGAGCCAGACAAGATCTACAACACTCTTCAGGAAATCCACGCCGCGACCGAGGAGGACACCAATGGGACCGAAGGAAAAATTGGGGAAGACGACATCCCCTTCTGATTTGCTTCTTCGGTCTGAGGTCGCCAAGCTGTTTCGCGTAAGCGAAAGAACAGTTGCCAGATGGTCCGCTTCTGGGAAGCTCCCCTCGCCCGTCAGGGTGGGGGGAGTCCAGAGGTGGAGGCAGTCAGACATAGACCGAGTGATACAGGAGATTCTTTGATGTTTACTTCGACACGGGAATGGGATCAAGCTATTGCTGGGGTCGCTATTTGCGAGAACGGCAAGAAGCGGGTCTTGTACGACATTGACGAGATGGTGAAGATTCTCGTTGATCGAGGCGTACCCGACACCGTTGCCCGAGAAGGACTAAATGGATACTTCGCCGCCGTCCACGACAACCCCTCCGCACCGCTTATGTTTGAGCGGGCGACTCCAGCGGAGGCGTGGGCGGCTATTGACAAACAGCAGGAGAACGACAATGGACATACGGATAGAACAGGGGCTTCCGATGAAGCCGGAAGTTCTGGCGATGATGAGTCTGTTGAATGCGAGTAGAGAGTCAGTCATAGGCGCGCTTGTTCAGGTGTGGCTATGGGCTGATTCTGTGACACGGGAGGGGAAGTGTGATTACCCACCCAGCATCATCGACAACAGTGTGTCGGGATTTACTGAAGGCGACATCACCTTTTCAGAGGCTATGGAGAAGGTGGGCTGGCTCGTAAAGACTGACGACGGGGGGTTCATACTCCCACGAATTGACCGCTACACCGGAGATGGTCGAACAAGCCGTGAT